AACTAAGGGGATAAATCCAGAACTGGAAACGGCTATTGCCAACTTGTTAAAGGCCACTATGAGTGATCCGACAGCAAGTTTGACAGACAAAACCAAGATTCTGGATAGAGCGTTAAAACTTGAGCAACTGAAGGCAAGAATCAGCGACGATGATTGGGGCGCTGGTTTTGCTATTGATGATGATGAGTAGTATTATATGAGTATCCATTTTTTAAGGGGATACTTGTATGGATGCTATTCAACTGGTACGGTTGGCTTTAAACGTCATCAGCGAGCGATTACTGGTGATTTTTGCACTCCTGCTGAACTTCGGCGTAACCTGCTGGACGTTGTGGGGGCTGATGTGGGAAAGGCTGGTAGCGATGTCGGTGTTTGCGCTGTTCAGCTACCTTTTGATAAAGATGGAAAGGACTAAAAATGCGCGATCCGAAAGACCTAACTTACAAGAGTAAAGTGCCTGGTGCTGAAGAACTGAACTACAGCCAGAAATACGCAAAGGCAATTCGCCCACAGAAACCTGCTGACGCAACTGAGCGTTTCCAAAAATGGCAACCAGGTCAGGTTCCGCAGGGTGGTTTCCGTTCTGTATTCTGCTTTGATGACAGCTACAACAGCAAGCAGAGTCCGACTTCTGGTGGCGGCAAAAAGGTGTACTAATGGGAATTATGGCCTTCACCCCTATGGGGAACACAGTGACGTTCACCGCAGCGGTGTCGCCACCTACGGCTGTTTTAGCCACTTCCAGCATTATTGGCGCAACTCAGTACCGTGTTCACAACCAGGGCAATGTGGTTGTCTACCTTGGTTTTGGAGATACGGCAGGTGCGGCTGCAACGATGGCAAACGCGACGGTGACAGGATCGGTGCTGACGTTGATGCCAAACTCAGTGGAAGTTTTTACCCTGAACTCTAACCGTTACTTTACAGGCGCAACTGCTAGCGGCACTTCTGTCGTTACGATTGTGTCAGGGGATGGTGTCTAATGTTACGCACAGCCGGTGGCCTGACCATCAATAACACGACTCAGTTTGCTGGCTATTATGGGTCATTCTTCAGTTCCACAACACAGTCAGATGGCGTAAATACGCCAACCTTGTTGTACTGCGAGAACACGGCAGATTCTTCCGGCGTGTCTATGGTATTAGGAACTAGCAACAAAAAATCCCGTATGACGTTTGCTAATGCTGGAACCTACAATATTCAGTTTTCAGCACAAGCGCATCATCAGGGCGGCGGTGGCTCTGGAAGCACTATCAACATTTGGTTTCGACTAAATGGAAGTGACATTGCAAACTCTGATACTCGACTAACGATTTCTAGCAGTAGCCCTTATCAGGTTGCGGCTTGGAACTTTATTGTGTCTGTCACGGCAGGTCAGTACGTTGAGATGGTGTATTCGTCAGACAATGCCAATGTCGAGTTTTTGGCAGAACCGGCAGCAACTAGCCCCGTTGTTCACCCCGCAATTCCTTCTATCATTATGACTGCCCAACAAATAAGGTGATGATATGAAAAGTTACTTTTTATCCCGTGCAAAAGAACCGTCCACTTGGCGTGGCGCTATTCTGTTTCTGACTGCTATTGGTGTGCCTATTGCACCGCAATTGCAAGAAGCCATCATCGCAGCCGGTTTAGGTTTGGCTGGTTTGATTGGCGTTATTACGCCAGATCGTCGTGATTAACAGCCGTAAGCTGGATGATCTCCTGCCGCCTGTAAAACAGCGCGTGGAGAGGTTTATAGCGGCTTGCAAGGCTGAAGGTATTGATTTGCTAGTCACTAGCACTTATCGGGATAACGAAAGCCAAAATGCCTTATACGCACAAGGAAGAACAGCACCAGGAAGAATTGTCACTAATGCGAAAGCTGGTCAATCTTTCCATAATTATCGTTGCGCTGTTGACGTTGTTCCACTTGTTGGCGGCAAGCCAAACTGGAAAACTACCGATCCCGTATGGCAAAGAGTTGGCGCGTTGGGTAAGTCAGCAGGACTTGAGTGGGCGGGAGATTGGAAGCGATTTAAGGAATACCCGCACTTTCAATACACGGGGGGATTGACGTTAGCGCAGTTGCAGCAGGGAGCAAAAATTGCCTAAGAACGTCAGATTATCCGTTGGCAGGGGCGAAAAGCTGACTGCTAAAGGTCGCGCCAAAGCTAATCGTGCTACCGGCAGCAAGTTAAAAGCGCCGACGAAAGACCCTTCCAATCCTCGCCACAAGTCTTTCTGTGCGCGTAGCAAGAGTTGGAAGGGAGAGCGTGGTAAAGCCGCTAGGCGGCGTTGGGGGTGCAGATGAGCGATGGTCTATATGCAAACATTCATGCCAAGCGTGAACGTATCCGCAAGGGTTCTGGTGAGAGAATGCGAAAGCCAGGGAGCAAAGGTGCGCCCACGGAAAAGGCATTTACTCGCAGCGCAAAAACAGCCAAGCGAAAAACAACACGATAGCCAGCGCCAGCCCCATCCCAACAAGAACCCCGCTGAGAAAGAAGATGCTCATTCTTCTATTGAACTGCCTGGCAGGTAGCCCCTGATCTTCTCAATACTCCAGCCGGTAGCATCGTAGATTCTCAGAATATGCAGCGAGGTAACCTTCATCTTGCCGTGCCGTATCTTGCTTAAATTTGCCTTGGTAATGTTGAGTTCCTTTGCCAATTTAGAATCGCTTTTAATTTCTAGTTCATCTTTCAGGATGTCCAGCAAATCATGCGGGGGCAGTATTTCTCTCATTTCAGTCATGATGTCTCCTTATGGGGTTGCAAGTAAAGCGCCTTCAAACACATAGCTGCCGATGTGGGATAAGTGCGCCCACGGTGCAGCCCATACCTGACCACCAGCTTCCCGCCAAATACGGCAGAAGTGATAGTCTTCAGAGAGCAAGCGGTTCGTGCCTGGCTCAATACTGGTCGCAAAGAACTCTTTAATTTCATCTGCTTTGATATTGCCAGCCAGATCAGTAACGTCATTGGTATAGGACGGAACCTTGTCTGCCAGCTTCTCAAAGACTTCCCGCTTGATAATCATGAAGCCTGTACCGCCATTCCAGATTTCCACCGGCTCATTGACAGGCACTGTGACCTCACCAGCGTAGCCCACCAGGTTGACCACAAAGCTGCCGGTATGCCACTTCAGTTGATCGTTAGGCACACCCGCATCCATTGCCCTCTTGACGCTATCCCAGTTGATCTCCTTCTTGGGATAGATACCGCAGATGATGTCCTTGTCTGCTTCCAGCATAGGGATCACATCAGCGGCATTAAACCGTATGTCAGCGTCGATAAAGAACAGATGAGTGCAGTCGGTCTTCAAGAACTGGTGTGCTAGCGCATTCCTGGCTCTGGTGATGAGCGACTCATTGAACATGAATGACATCATGCTTTCAATGTTGGCATCTCGCAGTTTGTTATTAAGTTGCAGCAGGGATTGTGCGTAGAAGCCGAAACACTGGCCTCCGTACATCGGAGTGCTGATAAAAAGTTTAGTCATTTTTCATCCTATAAAACCATTTGTTAGCACGGCGTTGGCAGTCGATCTCATAGCCGTTTTGCCGCAGTTCGCTGATGATGCTGTTAACAGCGCAGACACCGGCCTTTTGTATGATGTCTAGCGTTGTGTATTCCCCGCCTTTAGATAACAGCTTGTAGACTCTCTGAAGACGATCTGACGTATCTAATGTTGCTGCATTCATGAAATATCCTCCACTCTAATCACCCATTCGCCCTTACTGTTCTGCCGCCAGCCATGCACTTCGATTCTGATACCGGCATCTCTGACAACAGCAACAGTCGGGCTATCCTGAATTTTCTTGATGCGTGTTGCGACTGCTGATGCTGTTACTTGAACGGCTAATATTTCGTTCTTTCTCAGCGCCAGCAAGTCGCACCAGCCCCATAAGTCTTGCCGTATCCTTGCCCAGTGATTCCACTTTTCGACAATCTCAACGTGGTATCCTTGCTCACGCAGATACTCAAGACTTCGTTGCGTAGGGCTAAGTTTTGCCATTAGAAAGGCACTTCGTCATCAGCAAACGGGTTATGTTCCCGTGGTTTTTTCAGTTGTGGCTCTGGTGCTGGTCTGTTGGCTTGCCAGTTAGGATCAGGCACAAAGTTATCCTGTGCCAGCGAGATTAGTTCTCCCACCCGTGTAGCCTTCTTCCAGGCGGCGATCTTTATTTCTTCCCCTGCTTTGCAGTCACGGTCTAGGGTAATTACGCCCTTGTAGTCAGGTTGTTTGCTGCCAGGCGCTTTCTTGTCGTTTTGA